CACCTCCGGGATTCATCAAGGAAGTGTGGGAACCTTTCTCTATTTTGGGTCTTACTAAGTTGTTGACTACTCAAGAGGAAACACAAAATGGCTAATGCAAAAGATATCACTGGAGAAAATCACGCGTTCCTTATGCTTGGAGATACTGGCAGCGGAAAGACAACTCAACTTCTGACCTTGCCGGGGAAGAAGTTTGTATACCTCTTCGACCCAAACGCGAGCCTGTCTCTGCGAGGATATGACGTAGAATACGAGGCATTCCTCCCGGAAAATCTAAACCTCAGTGCAAAGTCACTTGCAAAGGGGAAGGGTGATGTTAGTCCTGGAAATAACGTCTCTGACGTATACCGGCAGTGGGAAGAAGATTTCCAATCTCGTTTATCCGATGGCTTCTTTAATGATTTTGACGTAATTGGGATGGATAGTGCTACAACTTTCCTCGACCTCATTATGGATAGAATCCTTTCAATCAATGGCCGCCCTGGAGCCTGGCCGAACCAAGATGACTATGGCCCACAGATGATTGCATTTACCAATGTGTGTCGTGCCCTGCTTGGGTTAGGCAAAACAATCTACATGACTGGTCATCTGGAAATGAAGCAGGATAACCTGACACAGCGGGTATTCCGAAAGCCTATGATGACCGGCCGCCTGAGTACTAAAATCCCATTGCTTTTTTCTGATATTTTCGTAACTGAATGTGAGTCTACCCCGGATGGGATGGCGTATAGAATCCAAACTGTACCTGATCGAATGACTACAACCGTACGAACCTCCTTCAAAGGCCTATCCCCGTATGAAGATGTTACATTGGACTTCTCCAAGCCGCTTGAAAACCAAGGCTTGGGAAGAATCTGGAAAGACTCTTATGGAGTTTCCTAATGAAACGACTCTTCTGTTACTTTGGCTGGCACTCCCCGTATGATCTACGGTTCAAGGTGATCTGCAAGGATTGTGGAAAAACATTATATCGTAAGCACTAATTACGATACAGCATAAAGGGAATGTTTCATAATGAAACGTTTCCTTTTGTGGGGAAAACCCACTAATTCCGGGAAACCGGCTTTGGACAAAATGTCCCATTAAACTGGAGCAATTGTATGACCTTTATCTCGATGAACTTTAGCGAAGTAGAAGAAGACAAGCCCGTATCGCCGGGGTTTTATTCCTTGCGGATTGATTCTTGCGAGGTTACGGCAACTGGACCTAACAGCAAGCATCCCGGTAGCCCAATGCTTCGTGTGGGCATCAACATTCTTGACAATGACAACGCGCCTATGCTGTCTCACTTCATTACATTTCCAAACGAAGGGGATGAGCCGGGTACGGTTAAGATTAAAAGCCTGAACTTCAAGCGTTTTATGCAGGCATTTAGTCTGCCTATCAACAATGATGGGATTGACTTGGAGCAACTGGCTGTACAGGCCCTTGGTGCTGAGGCAACTTGTGAGCTTACGCTGAGTGAAGTAGATGATAGTGGGAACATCTACAATCGTCTGCGTCTTCCAAAGCTCACGACGGAAGCTAAGGTAAAGGCTCCGGCGCGTCGGCGGTAATTAGTTAACCCAATCCCCTCAGCGAACAATTGCTGAGGGGATTTTTTGGAGTTCTTATGAACATAGACGATATCGTTGATCCAATTGATGACCTTACGGAGGCTGAGTTAATTCAACGGCTGAGGGATATTCGACGACGCCGCGAGTCTATCAAGCCAGCTACCGTGAACAGGAATAAGCGAGCCGCTAAGAAGGGCAGTCAGAGTAGGGTTAGCAAAGTAGAAGCTCTGCTAGCGGGTCTCTCCGAGGCAGAAATTGAAACTCTTTTAGCCCAACTCTAAGGATTATCATGGCCCGCACAACTAAACTAAAATACGTAAAACTGAGTGACATTAAAGTAGGCGTTCGCTTCCGGGAGGACTTGGGTAACATTGAAGAATTGATTCAATCTATCCGGGAAAAAGGAATCCTTCAGCCCATAACTCTTGATAGTGATTACAACCTTCAAGCGGGTGGGCGTCGAGTTCATGCCGCAACCTGCCTGCAATTGAAGGAAGTCCCCGCATTGATCCGGGAAAGTTCTGGCTTGCTTGACCTTCGGGAAGTGGAGCTAATCGAAAACGCGCATCGTAAGGATTTTACCTGGCAGGAAAAAGCTAAGTTGATTTTTGAAGTAGACCAGTTGTACCGGGAAAAAGACCCTGATTGGAGTATCCGAAAGGCTAGCTGTTTGTTGGAAGAGTCTATCGCTACCATGTCTCGGTACATTCAACTGGCAAAAGCCCTGAAGGTAATTCCTGACATTAGGGATTGCGACTCTATGCAAGATGCCATGCGCATGTTGAAGCGTTATGAGGAGAATAAAATCACATCCGCGCTACGAAAGCATCAAGATGTTCGCATAGAATCTTCCCGAGAAGCCTCTGCCTCTGGGCTTGCCAACGCTCTTAGCATGGCAAACAATCATTACATAATTGCGGACGCCTTTACCGAGCTTAGCAAACTTCGGACAGGAGGGAAAATACATTTTGTTGAGTGTGATCCTCCTTACGGTATTGACTTAGCTAATACTAAAAAAGGTCAGAATGACGATTCTGGTAGTTTAGTTTCCTCGTATGCTGAAATTAAGTCCACCGATTATAAAGAGTTCTTACAAAAACTAACGGCAGAACTTTTCCGAGTTACATACAAAGATGCTTGGATGGTATTCTGGTATGGACAAACTTGGTATACTGAAGTTAAGCAATCATTGGAAGATGCCGGATGGCAAGTAGATGATATCCCCGCAGTCTGGATTAAATCCCAGGGACAATCTATGCAACCTAACTCGGCACTGGCCAAGGGTTATGAGACCTTCCTTGTGTGTCGCAAAGGTGCGGCTATGTTGAACAAACCCGGAGCCTTAAATGTACTTACCGGCCCGCACCTGCCGCCAGCAGATAAGTACCATCCAACGCAGCGCCCAAAGTGGCTGATAGATCGTATCCTTAGCATATTCCTATTTGGTAATGAGACGATTTTGGTACCCTTTCTTGGCAGCGGCATGACTCTCCGGAGTGCTTTTAGCCTTGGATTTCACGCCTTCGGATTTGATATAAATGGAGAATACAAAGACCGCTTTTTGCTTGAAGTTGAGAAAGACTTCAAAGAAGTAATAGCTCAGTCTACCAACAGCGAGGCTTAGTATGTTTCTCCCAGAAACAGCACCTAAACTAATTAAACCCTGCGGATCTCCGGCGGCTAAAGTTGCCATCGTTGGAGATTTTCCTAATCGGTTTGACCTCCGCAGTATGCAACCCTTCAGCGGGCCAGCCGGAACCGTGTTAGAGCAATGCTTTCACAGCGCTGGTTTTATCAAAAGTGATTTATACCTCACTAATGTATTCAAAATAGTCCCTGATTACGTGGGAGCTTTTTACCAAGAGTACAAAAAGCAAATCCTACCGGAGGCACTTCCTCATGTGCAAGCTTTCTACGAAGAAATAAACTCACTGGACGTTAATGTAATTATCGCATGTGGGCCTATGGCATCCCAGATTCTTTGTGGAACCGCTAACATAAACACTTACCGTGGTTATGTCTTCCGAGCGGTGGATAAAATTACAAGTTGTAACAAAATAATTCCGACGCTTCCGCCGGGAGATACAATTCGAGGGAACTATCTTGGGCGATATCTAATCTCTCACGACTTACAAAAAGCAAAAATTGAGGCTAGCACTAAGTCCCTAATTGTGCCTGACCGTAAGCTAGCTTATACGTTTAATTCCCTTAGTGAAGTAATGGACTGGATAGATTACTTCCGGGGTGAGCCGATTGTGTCCTTTGATATTGAAGTTACCCATTATGAGTTAGCCTCTATTGCATTCTCCAGTAATGCAAACCTAGCGTGTTCCATTCCTCTGGATGAGCGTTGGTCGGTGGAGGAGGAAGCTATAATCTACCGGGGGATTCAGTCTATCTTGGGCAATAAGCACACCATAAAGGTAGGGCAAAACCTTATCTTTGATATACAATTCCTGCTGACTCGATGCGGGATTGTAGTAGATGGGCCAATCTACGATACCATGATAGCACACTCGATTATGTATCCTGAGTTGAAGAAAGGTCTTGGTTTTTTGGGTAGCATTTATCTGGGAAACCAACCATACTGGAAGGATATGGTTAAGTTTAATAACATTAAGGACGAATCGTAATGGCCAACAAAGAGCTACTGATCCCAAAGTTAGGGATTGTTACCTTCCTAAAATCCGACGGCTGGTATTACTGCCTCCTGAGTAACTTAAACCCATCTTCCCCGGATGACTCAAAGGGCCTCACCGGGCCATTCAAGGCTTTGTCAGATATTCTAGCTATTGTCGGTAGCTGCCCCACTTGCGGAGACTAACATGCACAGTCAAAAGTTCCTTGAGTACAACGCCCTTGATGCGGCGTGTACATTGGAGATTCAGCAAGCTATATGGGAGACGTTAGAAAAAGAACAATACATGCAAACATACAACTTGACAACTCGATTGTTTCCAGTGCTAATGTTTATGCAAACTCGGGGAATTAAAGTTGACCAAGAGCGTTTGCAAAAGACTAGAACTTTTATCCTGAAAACCCAGGAAGAAAAACAAAATCAACTAAACGCTCTTTGTGGTCGACCCTTGAATGTTAATTCCTCCAAGGATTGTCAGAACTTTTTCTACATTGAGCGGAGTGTTTCTCCATACAAAAATAAGGCCGGTAATATATCCGTTGATGATATGGCCCTTCAACGAATAGCTCGTGGCACCGCTAATCGACCGGGCATGTATGAGGCAAAGCTGGTTCAGGAAATCCGGGGCTTAGCTAAGCTATACAGCACCTATCTTACTATTGAGTTTGACCAAGATGAGCGCCTTCGAGCGTCATTCAATCCGCGCGGAACGAAGTTCGGTAGATTATCTTCTAGCAAAACAATCTTTGGTACAGGGGCAAATCTACAAAACTTGCCCCAAGCCTTTAAGCAATTCCTCGTACCTGATCCGGGGTATGTGTTTTTAGATGTGGACAAACGGCAAGCAGAGTGGGTAGTTGTTGCCTATGTCAGCGGCGATGCTAACATGATTGCTGCTATTGAGCAGGGCAAAGACGTACATGTCCACACCGCAAGTCTTATGTTTAACCTTGACGAAGCTATTGTAAAGTGGGATAATGAGCTAATCGGCCACACGTCGGATGCGGATAAGATTAAACTCATTCGAGGGAATGATAATATTCTAAAGCATTTTGATGGCCTGCCTCGGACAATGTCTGTTAGGCAGTGCGGTAAAAAGTCTAACCATGGCCTAAATTACGGGGAAGGTTTTAAGAACTTCTCCCTCATAAATGAAATCCTGGAGGTTGAGGGAAAGCGTATTGTTAGTGCTTACCATAAAATCTACCCAGGCATTCACCTGTGGTATGACAATGTTAAGCGGCAGCTTCAAAAAGACCGAACCCTTGTAAACTGTATGGGTAGGCGTATTCGCTTCATGGATGCTTGGGGTGAGTCTCTTTGGAAGGCCGCATACTCGGCAATTCCTCAATCAACGGTTGTAGATTCTCTAAACCAAGGTATGGTTTTCATCTACGCGGATCCTGCCCTAACGGGTATAGATGGATATAACTTAGACATCCTAGCTCAAGTGCATGATAGCATTCTTATGCAAGTTCCCCTTACATCCATTGACACAGAAGAAAAGTTTAACCACTTAATACAAACCATCAAGCTGTATACCTCCCCGGAACTAACTTACTCTGGTCGAACTTTTACCATCGCAAGTGACTTCAAAATGGGATGGAACTGGGGTGAGGCTGGCACAGATAACGCTGATGGTATGAAAGATGTAAGAACCTACGCGGATTTTCAACGGATTCTGGAGAGTGTAAATGAGGGAACTCAGTGATTGGTTGAGCACTTATACCGAGTACACTGAGAATACAGAGTCCCCTCTTTCATACCATGAGTG